TATTTATATAAATAGAAAAAACAACAAGAACAATTATATGGCTAATTTCGGTTATAACAACAATCCAAATCTACCAAGGGCTGACTATAAACATTCATTTACTCAAAATGAGTTAACCGAATTCTATAAATGTGCTGTTGATCCTGTCTATTTTGCAATCAACTATATGAAAATCGTCAACGTTGATAGGGGTCTTATTCCCTTTGAAATGTGGGATTTTCAACAAGAAATGCTACAAACATTTCACGATAATCGATTCTCGATATGCAAACTTCCTAGACAGGTGGGTAAAACAACAACATCGGTGGCCTATCTTCTTCATTACATTCTATTCAACGAAAACGTTAATGTTGCTATTCTAGCTAACAAATCAGCAACTGCTCGTGAAATTATGAGTCGTCTTCAATTGGCTTATGAATATCTTCCATTCTTTCTTAAGCAGGGTGTTGTTGAATGGAATAAAGGTTCTATTCTGTTAGCCAATGGTTCAAGAGCACTAGCCGACTCTACATCAGGTTCGTCTGTTCGTGGTAAAACGTTTAACGTCATATTCCTTGATGAGTTTGCCTTCGTTCCTAATAATATTGCTGAATCATTCTTTATGTCTACATATCCAACAATTTCATCTGGTAACTCAACCAAGGTTATTATCGTTTCTACACCCAATGGTCTCAATTTATTTTATAAGATGTGGATAGAGGCACAGGAAAAGAAAAGTCTTTATATACCCATCGAAATTCATTGGTCAATGGTTCCTGGTCGTGATGAAAAGTGGAAAGAAACAACCATTCGTAATACTTCTCCTGATCAATTTCGACAAGAATTCGAATGTGAATTTATTGGTTCAACCAATACACTTATTCATCCTGTCAAATTACGTTCTCTTGTTTGGCACGAATCCATAAGAAAAGATATGGAAGAATGTTTTCATATACAAAAAGAACCAGTACCAGGACACACATATACTATGACAGTTGATGTTGCAGAAGGTCAAGGATTGGACTATTCAACATTCTCTGTGATTGATGTTACAGAAATTCCTTATCGACAAGTAGCCAAATACAGAAACAATAAGATAGCACCACTGTTGTTACCAACAGTTATTCTACAAGCAGGCAGATATTATAATGATGCTTTCGTTCTCATTGAGATTAATAGTATAGGTTTGCAAGTATCAGACATTTTACATTTTGAATTGGCATATGAAAACTTAATCAAAATAGAAATGAAAGGTAAACAAGGACAACAACACACACCAGGATTCAAGAAAAAAATTGCTTATGGTCTCAAAACAACCAAACAGACCAAAATAATTGGTTGTGCTAACCTCAAAACACTAATTGAATCCGATAAACTAATAATCAATGACTATGATACTATTCAAGAATTAATGACTTTTTCTGCTGACAAACAAACTTTCAAAGCAGAAGAAGGTAATCATGACGATTTGGCAATGACTCTTGTTCATTTTGGATGGCTTACTGGTCAAAGATATTTTAAAGAAAACATCAATAATGACATTCGTGCTTCTCTACAACAAGAACAACTTAACATTATGGACCAAGATATCGTTCCTTTTGGTATCATGGATAATGGTTTGGATGATCCATTTGATAATCCTGAAGAAGATGCTCGTGAAAAATGGATTGTCAGTAAAGGTAACAGATTTGTGTTTGATAATACAGAATTTGATATTTTATCGAATCGTCACAAACTATAAATCTTCATTTTTCTAAATAATACACAATAACAATAATAACCTTTTAAAAAAAGGAGTATAGAAATGCCATTTTTTCTCAGTCCAGGTGTAAATGTTTCTGAAATTGACCTAACAACGATTGTACCAGCCGTAGGAACGACTCAGGGTGCTTTTGCTGGTGCTTTCAATTGGGGTCCAATGGATTCCATTGTTACTGTCGGTGATGAAGTTGAATTAGTAAACACTTTCTGGAAACCAGACGCAAACACCTTCAAATCATTTTTTACGGCTGCAAACTTCCTTTCATATGCTAACAGTTTAAGAGTAGTTCGTGCTGGCTCCAATACCACATCAAAAAATGCCACATCAAATGCAATGTCTATTTTAATCAAAAACCGTGATGATTATGAAATCAATTATTTGAACATGGAAGCAGCAGATAATGTGGGACAATTTGCTGCTAGATATCCTGGTTCTTTAGGAAACTCACTCAAAGTTTCTATGTATGCTGCAGCCAATGGTAATACTGTTCTTTATAATTCTTGGACATATTATGATCAATTTAACGGTATTCCAGGAACATCTATTTATGCTGCCAATCAAAATGGTGCTAATGATGAAATGCATATTATCGTTATTGACGAAGACGGTAAATTTAGTGGTGTAGCCAATACAGTACTTGAAAAATTTGCTTATGTGTCAAAAGCAATTGATGCAAAGAATGATGATGGTTCTTCCAATTATTATGTTAACGTTATTAAGGATCGTTCTAAATACATTTATATCGTCAATCTTCCAAATGAAGATTCTGCTAACATGAATTGGGGAACAGCAGCATCTAATACCACATTTATTGAAAAATCTGCATTTTATGAAAGATCATTGGCTAATGGTGTTTACAACATGCCAACAGATGCTGATATAATCAATGCATATGACAAGTTTAAAAATGCAGATGAAGTCGATGTTTCATTAATTCTAACTGGTGCAGCCAATACAGTTGTTTCAAAATATGTTGTTGACAACATTGCAGAATATAGAAAAGATTGTGTAGCTTTCGTATCACCACAATATGCAGATGTTATCAATAATTCTGGTTCTGAAACTACTAGTGCTATAACAACAAGGAATCTTTTCAACTCTTCTTCATATTCAGTGATGGACAATAACTGGAAACTTCAATTTGACAAGTATAATAATCTTTATCGTTGGGTTCCACTTAATGGTGATATTGCAGGTCTTTGTGTTCGTACAGATTTTGAAAGAGACCCTTGGTATTCTCCTGCTGGATTCAATCGTGGTCAAATCAAGAATGTGGTTAAGCTAGCATGGAATGCTAATAAAACCCATCGTGATGACTTATATTCTAATGGAATCAATCCAGTTGTTTCATTCCCTGGTGAAGGTGTTGTTCTGTATGGTGATAAGACCATGCAAGCCAAACCTTCTGCTTTTGATAGAATCAACGTTCGTCGTCTATTCATCGTTCTAGAAAAAGCAATTGCCCGTGCTGCCAAGTACTCACTCTTTGAGTTCAACGACGAATTTACACGAGCACAATTCGTTGCTCTAGTAGAACCTTTCCTCAGAGACGTTCAAGGTCGTCGTGGTATCTATGACTTTAAGGTTGTTTGTGACACTACAAATAACACACCAGAAGTTATTGACCGTAATGAATTCATTGGTGACATTTATATTAAGCCAGCCCGTTCAATCAACTTCATTCAGTTGAACTTCGTTGCAGTTCGTACTGGTGTAGCTTTTGAAGAAATTGTAGGCAAATTTTAATCAAAAAATAAGTGGGGGGAAACCCCCACTTTTAAGGATTTAATATAAATAATAAAAAAGACATTCTCTAAGGAGTAAATACAAATGACGTTTAGGGTGCAAGAATTTAGATCACAAATGAATTATGACGGTGCACGTCCTAATTTATTTAAGTGTGATCTTACATTTCCTACATTAACTCAGGGTCAAGGTGCACAAACAAAGTTTACGTTTATGGCCAGAGCAGCCCAACTTCCTGGTTCTACCGTAAACCAAATTCCACAATTCTATTTCGGACGTGAATTAAAGTTTTCAGGTAATAGATCATTTCCAGAATGGACTGTTACTATTATAAATGATGAAGACTTTAAGATTCGAGATGCTTTTGAAAAGTGGATGAGTGGTCTTAACTCACATGTTGGAAACTTAAGAAATACTCAGTTCATTAAGGGTGATGGTGGTTATCAGCAAGATGGTTATGTTACACAATTTGGTAAAGATGGATCAACAATCAAAAGATATAAGTTTGTTGGTTTGTTTCCAATCGACATTTCACCAATCGAATTAGATTGGGGTGCTAACGATACTATTGAAGAATATGCTGTAACATTTGCATATCAATGGTGGGAGTGGGCAGGTGGCACCAATGGACCAACTACAGACTTTGTTGGTGCCAATGCTGTTACAAGTCCAATTCTACCACCTATCCCATAATAATAACAACTATATACAAGATAGGGTGGCTTTTGTCGCCCTATCCTAATGGGAGAAATGTTGAATGGCACTGACTTTATTTGGGTTTACTATTAGTCGTAAAGAAGAACCCACAAATCAAAATCAAGAACCTAACAAAAAAACCTTTGCACTACCCCAGAATGATGATGGGGCAGTTACAATACAATCAGGTTCGTATTATGGAACCTATGTTGATCTTGATGGTGTTGTTAGAAATGAAATAGAGCTTATTACTCGTTATCGTGAAATGTCAATGCAGCCAGAATTAGAAACTGCAATTGATGAAATTGTCAATGAATCTATTGTCATGGAAGATTCTGGTAAATCTGTTGAAATTAATATGGACGAGTTACAACAACCAGAAAATATCAAAAAGAAAATTCGAGACGAGTTTGATTATATTCTTAAACTTCTAAACTTTGGTAATATGGGACACGACATCTTTCGTAGATGGTATATCGACGGAAGAATGTTCTGGCATGTTGTTATAGATGATGCTTCTCCTGCATTA